ATGGCCGTAGTACAAGGTGCAGGCGATACTGCTACTGGAGATTCTGGACAATCAGTCCTCGCTGGCTCAGATGCTGTTACAGCAACTATTCCTGTGCGAGTAATTGATGTTGTCACAGATACCGCAACTGGTGCTGATGCTTTTGTTGAGTTGATTGTTAAGCTCAATACTCACCAGTACAATTCAACTACTGGCGTATAAGGAGACTAGCAAATGGCTATTTCAAGAGCGCAACTCCTTAAGGAGCTACTACCGGGTCTAAACGCCCTCTTTGGTCTCGAATACGCTAAGTATGGTGATGAGGCTGCCGAAATCTTCGAGACTGAGTCTTCTGACCGTTCTTTCGAGGAAGAAACTAAGTTGTCCGGTTTCAGTGCCGCGCCTGTTAAGGGTGAAGGTTCTGCAATCGAGTATGACAACGCGCAAGAAGCGTGGACTGCTCGTTACACTCACGAGACAATCGCTATGGGCTTCTCGCTAACTGAGGAAGCAATCGAAGATAACCTCTACGATTCACTCTCTTCACGTTATACGAAGGCTCTGGCCCGTGGTATGGCTTACACTAAGCAAGTTAAGGGTGCTTCAATCCTCAACAACGCTTTCGCTGCTGGTACTACCTACGGTGACGGCAAGACTTTGTGTGCGACTGACCACCCACTAGTTTCTGGTGGAACTAACTCAAACCGTCCTGCTGTTGCAGCTGATCTTAACGAAACTTCACTCGAAGCTGCCGTTATCCAGATCGCTGGTTGGACTGATGAGCGTGGTCTCCTTATCGCTGCTAAGCCCTCTAAGCTTGTAATCCCACCAAGCCTGCAATTCGTTGCTACGCGCCTGTTGGATACTGAGCTTCGTGTGTCTACAGCCGATAACGACATCAACGCAATCCGCAACAATGGTTCAATCCCCGGTGGTTATACAGTAAATAACTACCTGACTGACACCAATGCGTGGTTCTTGATGACTGACGTACCTAACGGCCTGAAGCACTTTGTCCGCTCACCTATGCAAACTAGCATGGACGCAGACTTTGACACAGGCAACAGCCGATATAAGGCTCGTGAGCGATACAGCTTCGGCGTATCTGACCCACTGGGTATCTTCGGTTCACCGGGCGCTTAGTAAGCAAATGGTGTTAAGATTGGGGGCTTCGGCCCCCTTTCTTTTGCATAAAGGTAGTAACTATGCCTAGAGAACCTAAAGTAAAGCAAGAGTCGCAAGGCTCCCGAATGTGCACTTCGTGTAACAAAGTTAAGCTGCTGTCCCAATTTGAGACCTTTAAAGAGGGGCAAGTACGCGGGGTATGTCAGCAATGCGTTACCCTCCAAAAAGCAAGAAAAACCTCTGCCACCCCTGAGTCGTACCTCCGAGTATTAAACGTCCAATTGAAATCTCAGCGGCTCAAACAAGACATCGAGTACGAAATAACTACGGAAGACGTTATTGACATGTGGGAAATGCAAGGGGGCAAGTGTGCCCTATCTGGCATGCTCATGACCCACCAAAGAGACGGCACCTACGGCGATAGAAAGAAAAAAGAGTTCAACGCCTCGATAGACCGCATAAATCCCCAAGGCCCTTACGTACGGGAAAACGTACAGCTAGTCGCTTCTAGGGTAAACACCATGAAACACACCCTTGGCGAAGATATGTTCATTTGGTGGGTAAAGAATATTTACGAGACCAAAATTAAGTGATATGTTGGGGGTGCTGCAATTTCGCAGTGAACAGCTAATGCTTTGATTGTTCTTTTTTTGTTTCCCTTGAGACTTGACCCGCTCCCACAGGCGGGTCTTTTTTTGCTTAAGTATTGTGTACTTACCCCCGAAATGGTATATAGTAGGTACATCCGGAACTAACCGGTATATCTGACAGCTTCCGGCTGACGACATGCAGACAGATATACCCCAAATTAACTCGCATGTGAGGAATCTCAAATGGCTAATACCACTTTTACAGGCCCGGTCATCTCGACTAACGGCTTTCAAGGCACTGTAACTACTACAGGCAACATCACTGCTACTGGCACAGCTAACGTAATCGTAATCCCTACTTCTGATCCGGGTGTTACGGGTGCTATCTGGAATAACGCCGGTACTCTAGCTGTCTCAGCCTAAGTTTCTCACTTAATAGGAGTAACTTATGTCTAGTTCAGATATTCAAACCAAACGGGTTGCTGCCGCAGGCACCGGTAGTTTGGGCGTAGGCCCAGCTCGTATACGCCAAGTGCAAGTGCTAACTAGTAATGTCGGTCCCGGTCGATTAACCATTACTGACGGTGCTGGTGGCCGTACGGTTTTGGACATCGACTTTGTTGCCGACGATTCGCACTCTATAAACATCCCAGACTACGGTATTCGTTGTGCAAGTGACGTAACAATCACGCTGCTGACCAACATTACTGCAATGACGGTGTTTTACAGCTAATGGCTAAGCAAGTCGATAAGAAAGCGATGGCTTGTAATAAGCCCAAGCGGACTCCGTCTCACCCTAAAAAGTCTCATGTAGTTAAGGCTTGCGAAGGTGGGAAGGAGAAAGTTATTCGTTTCGGTGAGCAAGGCGCTTCTACTGCGGGTAAACCCAAATCGGGCGAATCTGCTAAGATGAAAGCCAAGCGCAAATCATTTAAATCCCGCCACGGCAAGAACATCGCCAAGGGTAAAATGAGCGCAGCNTACTGGGCCGACAAGGTAAAATGGTAACNAAATGAAAGACTTAGAGTACTCNATGGTAGATGTTTCATTAGCCGTTCTGAGTTACTCTAAGGGGCGTTGGACTCCAGAAGAAGTTTTAGAATTTGCATTTATGCTAGAGGGCTTCTTCGAGGAAGAAACGGGCGAACCAAAGCCCACCTTAGTTAGCATAAAAGGCGGTAAAAACGCTGACAAAGAACCAACTGAATGAGGTGGTATTATGGCTGGTTGTAACACTAAGAGAATGAAGGCTGGCGGTCCTACTGGCATGCACAAAATGCCTGACGGTACCATGATGAAGAACTCTGAGCACAAAATGGCTATGGGTGGTATGGCTATGGCGAATAAGGGCTACAATAAAGGCGGCAAAGTACGTGGTTGTGGAGTCGCTCAGCGCGGCTTAACTAAAGGTCGCATGGTATGATGAAGTGCCGAGGCATGGGCAAAATGAAGCCCGTTACGTTTAAGAAAGGCGGTACGGTCAAAGATGATTGTTACCGCAAGGTGAAGGCGTCGTATAAAGTCTTCCCTTCTGCGTACGCCTCGGGTGCTATAGCTAAATGCCGGAAGAAGAAAGCCAGTGGCCGTTCGTAAGACGGAGAAGGGCAAAGCCCTAAAGCGCTGGTTTAAAGAGGACTGGAAAGATGTCCGAACCGGCAAAGCCTGCGGACGTAAGGAAGGCGAGAAGCGGGGAACCCCGTACTGTAGGCCCTCTAAGCGTGTCTCCAGTAAAACGCCTAAGACCTCTGGTGAAATGACAGCGGCAGAGAAGAAGTCCCGAGTAGCGCAGAAGAAGCGCCTAGGGCAACCGGCGGGAAAACCCAAGCGTGTAACACCGCTTAAAAGGAAGAAATAATGGCGACTTCTGGTACTACAGCGTTCAACATGGACTTCACCGAGATTGCGGAAGAAGCGTGGGAACGTGCCGGTAGAGAAATGCGTTCTGGTTATGACCTGCGTACTGCTCGTCGTTCCATGAACCTGTTGACTATCGAGTGGCAGAACCGTGGCATTAACATGTGGACTATTGAAGAGGGCACGNTAAACCTCGCTCAAGGCACAGCCACTTATGACCTGCCAGCAGATACTATAGATTTATTAGAGCACGTAGTGCGTACGGGTAGTGGCAACATCAGCACTCAGTCTGANCTAAACATTACTCGAATCAGCGTCTCTACGTACTCCAGCATCCCTAACAAGCTAAGCCAAGGCCGCCCCATCCAGATGTATATAGANCGTGGGCAGGTTAACCCAACAGCAACAGTATGGCCGGTGCCAGATCAAGGCACGCTTGTAGCGCCTTACTACATCCTTAAGTATTGGCGTATGCGTCGTATTGAAGATGCCGGTACAGGGGTAAACACAGCAGACGTTAACTTCCGTTTCTTGCCCTGCCTCGTTGCAGGGCTTGCGTATTATATAGCGCAAAAAGACCCTGAGTTAATGCCACGTATTCCTATGCTACAGGCCGAGTACGAGCGTCAGTTTGAGTTAGCTGCGGGTGAAGATAGAGAGAAAGCCACACTTAGCTTGGTGCCGCGTATATATGGCGTGAGGTAGACATGAGCTACAAGTATGCGTCTGGGCAAAAAGCAATCGCGATATGCGACGTATGTGGGTTTCAGTACAAGCTACGTGAACTTAAAGAGCTGATTGTTAAGGGAAATAAGACTAACATTAAGGCATGCCCCGAGTGTTGGAACCCAGATCAGCCACAGAACAAACTAGGTGAGTTTCCAGTTGAAGACCCACAAGCACTGCGAAACCCACGTCCAGACTCTGCGGAGTTAGTAGCAAGTAGGGATATTCAATGGGGATGGGACCCAGTAGGACTAAACGATCCTTTTGGACTTACCCCAGACAATTTGGAAGGAAGAGGAGCCGTAGGGTCCGTAACAGTAACTACGAGCTAGGAGATCAAAATGAAAATGAAGTCAAGATCAAACGTGAAGGCCCCGAAGGTAATAGAGTTCCCTAACGAGCCTGTTATGTACAAAGTAGCTGACTGCTGCAACCAACCGCCTAAAGACATGAAGACTAGCGGTGTTAAGGTTCGTGGTGTAGGTGCAGCGACTAAAGGTACTATGGCCCGAGGCCCAATGGGTTAAGGAGTAGCAGGTGAATTACACCGAGCTNAANACNAATATTGAGGACATNTGCGAGCAGTCGTTTACCGATGAGCAGCTTGCTATGTTTACCGATCAGGCTGAGCAGAAGATTTATAACACTGTTCAGATACCGGCTTTGCGTCGTAACCAGACTGGTAACCTGACTTCTGGAAATAAGTACTTGGTGTTCCCGACAGACTTCTTGTATTCGTTTTCTTTGGCGGTTATTGACGCTCAGGGCAACTACGAGTACCTGCTGAATAAGGATGTTAACTTCATCCGCGAGGCATACCCCGGACCTACTAACACTGGGACGCCCAAGCATTACGGCCTTTTTGACGATACAGCGTTCATCATAGGCCCAACACCGGACGCATCATACGAGGTAGAGCTGCATTACGGTTACTACCCAGAGTCTATTGTTACTGCCGGTACTACGTGGCTTGGCAATGAGTTTGATTCTGCGCTGTTAAATGGTGCGCTGGTTGAGGCAATACGCTTCATTAAGGGTGAGCCAGATATGGTAGCCTTGTATCAAAGCATGTACGTAGACGCTATGGCGCTACTCAAAAACTTAGGGGACGGCAAGATGCGGGAAGATATGTACCGTTCTGGTCAACTCCGTATAACCCCGCGTTAATTTAAGAGGAAACACAAATGGCTATTTCACAGGCTATGGTTACATCGTTCAAAGTTGGCATCCTTGATGGGACGTTCGACTTTAGCAGCGGTACAGGACAAGTATTTAAAATTGCTCTATTCACCTCAGCAGCTACGCTAGATGCGACTACTACTGCGTATTCTGCGACTAATGAGGTTGCGGGCACAGGCTACGTAGCAGGCGGTAACACCCTAAGCATTTCTGCCAACCCAGCTTCTAGTGGCACTACAGCGTTCCTAGACTTTGCAGATACTACATGGTCTACAGCGACTATTACTGCTCGTGGNGCTTTGATCTACTTNGCNNACGGCGGCACTAACCCTGCTGTTGCAGTTCTGGACTTCGGTGCGGACAAGACCTCTACTGCGGGCGACTTTACTATTGTCTTCCCAGCGGCTGACGCGAGCAACGCTATAATTCGTATCGCTTAGGTCCTGATATGACTGACGTTACGGTCCCACTAGCCGGTTGGGGATTCAGCACTTGGGGTACGGATTCGTGGGGCGAAGGTAATGCTCTGCCTATCGGTACAGGTGCTGTAGGGACTGTAGGTGTTACGGGTGATGCAGTTGTAAGTGTTACCGGCGTAGTTGGCACAGCGGCTCTAGGTACAGCCATAGCGCAAGCAAATGCAAGCGTTTCGGTTACTGGGCTTAGCGCCACAGGCGAGACAGGTGTTGCAGTATTTAACGCTACTGTTTATCTAGGCGGTTGGGGTCGAGGGGTCTGGGGTCAAGGTTCGTGGGGGCAGTCACTAGGTCTCCAAGCTACCGGCGAGATAGGCTCAGTCGAAGTACAGGAAGGCGTTGGGGTATACGTCACTGGCGTACAAGCTACAGCTACCCTTGGCAATATTGCGGTTGAGGCCGATGGAGCGATAGAAGCTCTCGGCAATGCAGCTACCGGTGAGATTGGTACGGTAATAGTTAACGCAGATGCCAACTTCTCTGTTACAGGCGTTGAAGGTACTGGAGCACTAGGCACAGCCGGTCCGATAACCGAAGTAGACATTTTTGTCACAGGCGTAGCCGCAACCGCTACAGCGGGCAATGTAGAAATAATCGGGGATTCGTCTCTTGATGCTACTGGGCTGCAAGCCACCGCTACACTGGGCAATATCACTGTACTGTTACAGCAAAACGTCAACGTCACCGGCGTTCAGGGCACTACAGCACTAGGCGAGACAACCGAGACAGCAGGAGCCAAGGTATACGCCATTGGCGTACAGGCCACAGGTCAAGTCGGAACAGTTCTAGTTTGGGGTGAAATCGTACCGAATCAGAATGCAGGATGGGTAGACGTAGACGACAGTCAAACACCTAATTGGACGGAAATAGCAGCATGAAGACAGTAAACGAAGCAAAGAACTTGGGTAGCGCAATAGACCCTAAGCATGAAATTGAAGTGGTATGCGGCAACTGCGGGTACGATGTAAACGAGGCTGAATTAAGCGCTGACACTTGCTCAGATTGCGGCGAAGCACTAAACTTACGACAGAATACAAAGATTTACGCGACAAGCATCCCCGCCGCTGGCGGCAGCACGTTAGTGTAGATACTGGAGAAATTAGATGGCTACTTATGTAAATAACTTACGGCTCAAAGAAATCACCACGGGTGATGAAGACGGCACTTGGGGCACCAGTACTAACACTAACCTTGAGCTGATTACCGATGGTTTTAGTTACGGCACGAAGGAAATAGCGGCTGACGCTAACGAAACCTTCACCATGCCGGACGCGACAGCAGATGCCACGCGCTCTCTGTACTTAAAGTTTACTTCGGCAGTATCGCTAACAGCGACTCGTGAGATTACTCTTGGACCAAACACGGTATCTAAGACGTGGATTATTGAGAACGCTACTACTGGCGGCCAGATCATCACGATCAAGCAAGGCTCAGGTGCTACGGTAGACATAGCTAACGGCGACAAAACAATGGTCGTCACAGATGGTGCGGGTGCAGGCGCTGCGGTATTTAACGCTAATGCTTCAACGGGCGTAGTAAACTTAGCTACCGGCGTAACCGGTGTGCTCCCCATAGCTAACGGCGGTACAAACCTAAGTACTCTAGGTACAGCAGGTCAAGCACTCGTAGTAAACAGCGGTGGTACCGCATTGGAATATGGTAGCGCGGGTGTATCCGCCGGACTAAGTATCGCTCTTGCGATGGTCATGGGATTCTAGGAGAAGGTAAATGGCTAACCCCAATATAGTAAGCGTAACAAGCATTTTAGGAAACACGACGTTCCTGACTCCCGCAAACACAACAGCTAACGTGCTTTTGTCTAACGCGGCGTCTTCTGGTGACGTACTTAAGATCAACCAGATCGTAGCGGCTAACGTCAACGGCACAAGCGCCGTGGATACCACTGTGGCTATAAACAACGCGGCGGCGGGTGCGGGTACTTCTTTCCCTGTCGTCTCTACGGTGTCAGTCCCTGCGGATGCGTCTATTATCGTAACGGACAAGACCACGGCGATTTACCTAATGGAAAATCAGTCCATCGTAGTCACTAGCGGCACATCAAGCGGCATCAGCTACACTATTAGCTACGAAGCGATCTCTAGCTCGTAAGGAGTAGGGTATGTCTAATAGATGGACAGGCGGATTTATCCAAGCCTTTTTTGACCCGTTGACGGAAGGTCCTACTACGGCTTTTCTTTATGGTTGGGGAAGAAATGACATAGGGCAGATAGGAGACGGCACAGCTATAAGTAGATCTTCTCCGGTCCAAATAGGGTCAGAAAATACGTGGGCAGAAGTTGGTAATTATTCCACAGGCGGCGGAGCTGTAAAAAATAACGGAACACTATGGACATGGGGACTCTCTTCGACAGGTCAGCTTGGAAATAATGCAAACATAACCTCATCTTCTCCCGTCCAAGTAGGGGCGTTAACTACATGGTCTAAAATTTCAAAAGGGGGAGTCAATGCAGGCGCTTTTTACGCTGTTAAAACCGACGGCTCGTTGTGGGCGTGGGGGAATGGTGGCAGCGGTAGATTAGGACAAAACAATACGATCACTTATTCTTCCCCTGTCCAAATAGGCTCCTTAACCACGTGGCTCGAGGCGGCGGCAGGCGATGATCATGCTCTTGCTTTAAAAACCGACGGCTCGTTGTGGGCGTGGGGACAAAATGCGTGGGGAAACCTTGGCGACAATAATACTGTATATAAATCCTCCCCAGTGCAAGTGGGGGCATTAACTGACTGGGTTGGAATTTCAGCAGGGGCGGAATGTTCGTTTGGCGTAAGGTCTAACGGGACAGTTTGGAGTTGGGGAAATGGCTCAGGCGGAAGGGGCGGAAGGGGTAATGTCCTCGCCGTATCATCACCTACTCAAATAGGAACCCTAACTAATTGGGGAAGCCAAATATCGTCTGGGGGGTCTTTTTATATAGTAAAAACTGATGGAACCTTATGGGCATGGGGCAGTAATTCTTCCGGAGAATTAGGCCAGAACAATACAACTACAGCTAGTTCCCCAGTGCAAGTGGGTTCTCTCACAGACTGGTATAAAGTTAGCGTAGGTAATGAGTTTGGGTATGCAATAAAAACCGACGGCACTCTTTGGGCCATTGGTGCGGCTTCTTTTGGAAAGCTTGGAAATAATACCAGTACCGGTAATGTTAGTTCGCCTATA